CGCCACGGTGACCATGCAGACACTCTTCGCGAACCTGGCGGCGAAGATCGAAGTTGTTCGCGGCATCGATGTCCTACGGTCGGGGCAGGCGACGACGCAATTGTATGTCACCGTGTCGATCTGGTTCAGAACGGGCATTCTCCCCAACATGCAGGTGCAGGGGAAGAACGGTCTGTATGTGATCCAGAGCGTCGAGAATGTTCTGGAACGCGGCATCGTGCTGAAGCTGAACTGTCTGGCGCTCGGCAGGAACGAATAATCACACCGGCTTACCCTCTGACCTGAATTTATCCCCGCGGCTAAACATCCATGGAACTCACCGTTCAGGTTCTCGGACTCAAGGGAGTCGAGGACGCGCTGGCACAGGCTGGTCCGAAACTTGCCAAACGCGCGCTGCGCAAGGCCCTCAGGGCTGGCGGGGAAGTGATGGTTGACGCGGCGAAGGGCCGAGCGCCCGTGTTGACGCAGGGGACGCCGCAGAGGAAGCCCGGCGAACTGCGGGACTCCATCGGGATGGTCGTCAAGCTCTCCCCGACGGAAGAATCCGGGACGGTGCGGATCGGCCCGCTGCGAGACAAGGCCAAAGGTAAGAACTCGCCCGGCATCTGGGGATCGTTCGTGGAGTTCGGCTCCGTTCACGGAGCCGCGCAGCCGTTCATGCGTCCGGGGTTCGATTCATCGAAGGAAGCCGCGCTGGACAAGTTCACGGAAGTCATTCGCGCGGGAGTGGAAACCCTCAACAAATGATCGAAGCCGGGTTGGTTGCGCTGGTGCAGGGAACTGCCGCAGTAAATGCGATAGCCGCTGTCGGCGGCCATCTGTCGGAAGTACCGAAGGACGGTGCACTCCCGACGTGGACCTACGTGTTTATCTCTGCGCCCGACTCCTACACTCTCGCGGGTGAGCACGGGCTTATCGAGGCCCGCATTCAGATCGACTGCTACGGAAACAACGGAGCCGAGTGCATCCGACTCGCGCGCGCCATCGACCGGGTGTTGAGCGGGTACAGCGGAATTCTGACGGACGTTGACAGCACTGCGGTTGACAGCTGCTTCCGATCCAACCTTATCGATTTCTTCGACGCCGCCGCCCGCACCTACCGGCGGCTTCTCGAATACAAACTCTGGTTCATCCAGGACGCCTAGACAAAAGGAGCAACAAACAACATGCCAAAGTCCAAAGCAAACACCGGCTATTTAGCGACTTTCTCTGTCGGCGACGACACAGTCAGTCCGATCTCCTACGTGGCCATCGCCGAAATTGCGAGCATCAAACCCTCGAACTACTCGGTGCCCTCCATTGACACCACCCACCTTCAGTCGCCGAACGCGACCGAGGAGATGATTCCCGGTCTGCTCAAGCCCGGCACCATCGCATTGACGGGAAACTTCACGGGCGACGCCACACAACTCAACATCACCACTCTCGCAGAGGCGCAGACCGTCTTCCCGTGGAAGATCACAGCCCGCGTCAATAACAAGACGCAGGTGTATACCGCCACCGGCTATGGCTTCGTCGCGAAATACGACACCGGCCCGTTCGAGCCGAATAAGAAGATCGACTTCACCGCCGACTTCCAGATCACCGGCACCATCACCGAAACGGTCGTCTAACCATGACAAAGAAAATCGCTGACAAACTGGTCCAGAAGGTGGAAGTCCTTCTGGACGGGAAAACCTGGCCCATCGTCGTCACGCACAACATCCTTATCGAGTGCGAGGACATGACCGGGATGAACGTCCTGTCGGGGGAGATCAATCTCCTCCGCCCCTCGGCCAAGATGATCCGCGCGCTGCTGTTTCTGACACTGCAACGGGCGGGGGCGAAGTACACGCTCGCCGAAGTGGGGGATCTGATCACGCCCCACAACCTCGTTCCGATTCAGCAGGGCATCCTGGCAGCGTGGGCCGCCGCGATGCCAACTGAAGAGGAAGAGAAGGCAGCGGGGGGACACCCTACTCCGGCGGCGGGCGAATAAGGCCGCCGCTCAACTGGCTGGAGGCGTGGGCAATCGCGCGGCACGACCTGGGGCTTACTGACGACGAGTGGCTGGAGATGACTCCGCGCCAGCTCTTCGCCCTTCGGATGCAGCGAGTCAAACAGATGCAACGCGAGGAACTTCTCGTCGGAATCATCGCATCCACTTCCGCCAACTTTAGCTTCTGCCGTCCCGAAGAAGCAATCAGCGCGGAGTCGTTCATGCTTCACCCGTTTCCACCGGACGAAGAAGAGGACGGCGAACTCACCGGGGAAGACTTCATGGCCGTGGTCGCGCGCTTTCCAAAATCCACATGAGCATAGTCGTCGGAACACTCACCATAGACCTGAAGGCGAACACAGCCTCGTTCAGTCAGTCGATGGACAAGATGAGCCAGTTGTCCGCGAAGACGGCCAACGACGTGAAACGCTCGCTTGAGAAGATCGCCACCGCTGGCGCTGCGCTCGCGGTCGGGATCGTCGCGGCCACCGCAACGCTGATCGAAACCAGCGTCGCCACGATCGGCTCTCTGAACCGGCTGGCGCAGGCGTCCGGCACCACCATCGACAAATTCTCCGCGCTGGCCTATGCGGCAAAGGTCAGCCACCTCGAAGTCGACGATATGGCGAAGGGCATGGAAAAGCTGGCGAAGTCGGCCTTCGGCGCGCAGAACGGCAATGTGGCTCTGGAGAAAATCTTCAGCAGGCTCGGCGTGTCCATCAAAGACTCAAACGGGCACCTGCGCGACACCTCGGACCTGTTCACCGACGTCGCAGTGAAGTTCTCGCAGATGGGTGCCGGGGCAGGCAAGACCGCGCTGGCGATGCTCCTGTTCGGTAAAGCTGGCGCGGGGATGATCCCGATGATGAACGAGTTCGGCGTGGAGTCGGCGTCGATCATCGCGGAGGCGAAGGCGTTCGGACTGGTCATTGGCGGTGAAGTTCCGGCTAAGATGATGGCATATCACGAGGCGATGGTGAAACTCCATTCCGCGCAGCAGGGCTTCGGCATCCAGCTCACGGCGGCCGTTCTCCCCGCACTTCTGAAAGTCATCGAGCGGTTACAGGAGCTTGGATCTGCCGTTGACATTCCCAGGCTGGCGGAGGCGTTCGGGCAGAAAGTCACCTCCGCTATCAACGCGGTCGGCGTGGCGCTGGAGTTCGCAGTCAGGCACGCGCACGCGCTGAAGCTGGCGTTCGAAGCTCTGGCCGCCGTTCAGGTCGGCAAGATCCTCATTCCCCTCGTTGGGCAGTTGATGACCGGCGGTCTGGCCATGGCGGCGAAGGGCGTCAAAGAGTTCGCGATAGGGTTCGCCGGGCTGGGGAAGGTGATCCCGGTACTCGTTGAATTCGCGGGCTGGCTCAAGACGGAAGCATGGATGGTTGGCGCGCTGGCTGCGGAGGAGGGTGTCGCTACTGCCGCCAGTTACGGACTGGCTACCGCTGTCGCTGCCGTCGGTGGCCCGGTCACTATCGCCATCGCCGCAGTCGCCGGACTGGTGCTCCTCCTCTACAAGTTCCGGGAGTCCACGTTCTCGCTGATGGGCACAACGTACCAGCTCCGTGACGTCTGGAACGCGGCGTGGATTGTGATGGGCAACGTCTTCACCTGGGTCGGCCAGCGGTTCAGTGAAGTCGTCACGTTCATCAAGGGAGTCTGGAAAGGCTTCATCGATCTCATTTCGAGCAACATCATCGTCCGCGTCATGACGGCGATGTTTGGTGCGGCCATCGAGTTCGCGCGCAGCGTGCTTGGCAGGCTTACTCCGCAATTCCTGATCGATGCACTGAACCAGGCGAAGGCCCAGCGGGAAGCATCCGGAAAGAAGGCACCAGCGGGTTCGCCGGACGTGGCACCGGCTGCACTTCCTCCACCCGACACGGCTGGTCTCGGCACCGAGAAAAAAGAGAAGAAGGATCTCTACGGCGACGAAATCAAAAAGCTCGACCAACTGATTGCGGCGCAGCGCGCCTATCTCGGCGTGCTTGATGCCACTCCCGACAAGATAGCGGAAGTCATGGCCGCTGAAATCGCGGAGACTCGGATCGTCGCGCTGAACACTCAGTTGCTCGACGAGAAGCGGCCCGCGCTGACCGAGGTGGAGAAGGCCACCATTCGGTCAAAGATAGCGACCGAAGAATCACTGAAGGCACTCAACGAATACGGCAAAGAGTTGGTCGGCCAGCAGCATTCCACCGACTTGTCTATTCAGCAGTCGAAGGTGATGGCGGCGGCGAATCTTGAGGGAGGTGAAGCGGTTCGGCAGGCCGCAATCTCGAACGCAATGCTGGCGTTGCAGTATGGCCGAACAACGGACCAGTTGAAGGAGATGTCCCCGGAACTGAACAAGCTGAACGCGCTGCTCACCCGCAAGTCGAACGCCGATGTGGTGGAGGCGACGAACAAGGAGATCGACACCCTCACCGACCAGATCGCGACACTGCGTATCTCGACGGATGCGGCGGGGCAGTTCGTGAACGTGCAGCGCGAGGCCGCTCTGGCTGTCAAACTCTATGCGATCAACCAGCAACTCGCCACCACCACGGACAAAGAGGCGCTGGCGGCGTTAGAGAGGAAACGCCAACTGATGATCGACGTCACGAAGGGCGAGTGGGCTGAAGCAGATGCCCGCGCGGCCATCGCGCTGCGGTCGCCCCTTGAGCAGTTCCAGGAGGAGATCAACGCGCTCGGGCGGGAGGAAAAGGCGCTCCAGACGACGCAGGGCAGCACACTCAGTTACGCTCAACAGGCCATGGCCGCCGCAAGGGCGCAGGACGCGTTCAACAAGGCCACGGATCAAACTGTCAGCCTGCTGTTGCGGTCCGGGAGCGCGCGCGATGGTTTCACCGCGTTTTTCCTCGACATGCAGAAGCAGGCGAAGACGACGGGCCAGATCATTTACGAAGCACTCAACTCCGCATTCACGAAGCTATCCGACAATCTGACCGAGTTGATTACCGGCGGTAAGACCAACTTCGGAAAGATGTTTCAGGACATCGGAAAGCAGATGCTCAATTCGCAGATTAAGAGCAGCCTGCAAACGGGCCTCGGAGCGCTGGGTTCGAAGCTGGGCGTCGACCTCGGCGGCCTGTCCAAGCCCGACGGCACGAAGGCCAATGCCTTCTGGGTTCGGATGGCTGAGGCTGCCGGGCTTCCCGGACTGCCGACAGGCGGTGGTGGTGGGAGTAGTAGTGGCATGTCCGGGCTCCTCGGCGCGTTATTGGGTGTCGCATTGCCCGTCGCTGGCGCGCTCGCCGGTGGCGGCAGTATGTCGCCGGGAGCCGCGTATCTGGTCGGCGAGAACGGTCCCGAGATCCGGCGTGGCAACACGATCTCCAGCAACGCAGAGTCAAAACGCATGCTGACTGCCTCCGCCGGCAGCACTCACTACTATTCCATCGACGCGCGTGGAACCGATCCCGTGCTGACAGAGCAGCGGACGCGGGCGGCGATCCTTGCGGCACACAACTCCGCAATCGGAACGGCGGTCGCGGCTACGGCAGATAACGTCAGGCGGAACCCGAAGCGGTAGTGATCGACAATCTCTTGGCAAGAACTGCCCTGGTCCTGATCTGAGCACACCACCTTGGCAGGTCCGGTGTATTCGGGATTGATCAAGATTGTTGGGCGGAGGGCTGCCCGGCGGCGCTTTCGTTTACGGGGGTTCGTCGGATATTATCGAGAACGATGGACTGGACTCAAATAATTATCGCGGGCGGCACGGTGGCTGTAGCGGTTTTTACCTGGCGACTGGTAAGCGGGCAACTTTCTGTTGCGAAGGAGCAGGTCAAAGTTCAGCTATATCTGGAAATTCGAAAGGAATTTGACGGCGACCGGCTGGTCTCTGCCCGCAAACGACTCGCTCAACAACTGTTGAAAGATCCCTCCAGCGACGACTTGCAGGAGGACGTGATGAATTTCTTCGAAGATATGGGGATGTTGTTCCGCCGAGGCTACCTTGATCGCGAGATGATTTGGGACACGTTCGGCTATTACGCCAGAATGTGGTGGAGCGCATGCAAAGATTACATTTTGGGCGAGCGAGCCCGCGACGAGACTTTTTTCACTGACTTCGGGTTGCTTGTTGAGCAGATTTGCGTAGACGAAGCCAAAAAATTGAGCAAGGCCAGAGCGAACCTCGAACCGTCACAGTCTGATATTAAGGAGTTTTTGGAAGGAGAGGCCCAGCTCTACGTTGATCCACCAGCCGTTTCAAATATCCCGTGGACGTGAACTTCTATTGCTGATCGACGACGGCAAGCGCCGCGAGGAAGTGGCCGACGCACCACGCTTTGCCTGGCGCTTGCCGGCCACTCATGATCACCATTACTTATCGACTGTTCGCCAATCGAAAATGTGCCTTCAGTCGTCGCTCCAGAACGATTTCAGCCTCGTCCCAACCGCTAAATAGCGCACATAGCGACCGAACGGCGTTTTCCCGTCTCTTTGCGTACGCGATTAAGACGGCGTTGACGAGCGCGTCCGCGGCTACATGTTTGCTGGTGATGGATCCGCCGCCCATCTTCGGTTTCAACTCCTCCTTGACCCAGCCCCACGCCCCTCCTGCTGAACGGTGTAGTTTTGCGCCTCCAACTTCCAGGAACACATGACGGGATGATCTCATGCTATTGCCAACCGCTGAAGCCATGAGATGGCTGCCCGCCTCGGTGTTCTCTTGGTCCTTGTCTGGGCAGTTCGCTCCGAACTTTTGGCACTTACTGTGGGGCACGAAATCGAGTTTGCAGCAGTCGCTGAGATGGATGTCCCCGGCAACGAGCAAATCGCAGCGCCGCTGGGCGGAGGAATACCAAGTCCTTCCGTTGAGGGTGAGGGGTCCGTTGTCTTCTCTCGGACTGTAGGGCCGTAGGTTCCGTGGTTCCCAGCCGTCTTTCACGAGCAGCAGTCTAGGTGCGCTACCCAGTGGTAGAGATGAATGCTCAATCCAGTAGAAACTGGCGTTGTCGCTGAGCGATTCCCAATCGAGACTCAATCGGAAGTGTCCAAAGTGCGAGTCCAAATACTGATTCGGCATGAGCCAGCAGACGCGGACACGCGAGCGAGACAGGCGGCTACGCGATGGAACCAACTGCCCGGTTATGGTCTTGTCCTCCAATATGCGAACGGCCTCTCGAAAGTGTGTAACGTGATAAACGATTTTGAACTCGCGCTTATCTGCGCTTCCTTTGAGCCGGTCGGCGTACCAAGGAGGTGTGTGGCTCGGCATGAGAGTCTGAGTTCGGCAGCCATCCCTGCTGGGTCTAGGGATTGAAGCGAAGGTGCATGGCACGAGGGTAGCACTACGAACGCGCGGGCGGGGCGGTTGCCTTGCAGCCTGACATCACGAAAGTCCTCATAATTTTCCGCGCGCTTTGCCACAATGGCGGTGCGCAAATCGGCAAAACACATGGCAATCTTCAACGGCTGGACTATCATCGTTCCGCCTTCCACGCCGTCTTCCCCGGCGTCGATGGAGTTTACGCTTCAGGACATCGTTGCGACCGTCGATAATCCTTTCACCGCCCAACAGCAATTCCAGGACTGGCAGGCATCCTATCTCGAAGCGACTGTGTCAATGCCGCCGCTGACCGCCACACAGGCCCCGGCGTGGATCGCGTTCTTGATGAGTCTGCGGGGCAGGCTGAATGTGTTTCAGATGGGAGATCCGCTGCGCACCAGACCGAGAGGGACAGGCGCTGGGACTCCTCTGGTCGACGGGTCCGGCCAGGCGGGTTACTCGTTGGCGACCAAAGGGTGGACGGCGGGCGCGTCCGGCGTTCTGCTGCCGGGCGACTGGCTTCAGATCGGCTACAGGCTCTATGCCAATCTCGGCATTGCGAATGCGGACGGCAGTGGCCACGCAACCCTTGCCATCTGGCCGCAGCTCCGCGAGTCACCGGCAGACTCAGACGCGATCACTCTCAATAACACCAGGGGCCTGTTCCGGCTGAAAACCAACGCGAGGAAGTTTTCCGAGGTCACCAACCGAACGTTTGGGATTCAGTTCGATGTCAGGGAGGCACTCTAACATTGCGCAATGACCTGACTCAGGCGATGCTGGATGCAACGCTCGCGAGCATCTTCCTGCCCGCCATCTTTGTGCAGGCGACCCTGGCCTCCGGGACGCTCTACATCTGGTCGGGGTACGGCAGCA